GATACCCTACTGCACCACGAAAGGGTCATTAACTGACTCAGAAGTGTAGGTTTGCATAAAGCCTTACTTCTTGTCGGAGTTTCCTCCTATCTGAGCCGGGACTATCCTAGAGGCTTGTTAGGCCCTGATGCAGAAGGTTGTTTAGCCAACGATGGCACCCCAAGTAGCGAACGTGACAGCGCATCATGCAGGAGCTCATCCCCGAAGGGGATGCGCTCGTCCTCGTCCATTCCATCGTACCAACCCAGAAATTCTGGTTCAGGTTCGGGAGGAAGGACGACTGTAGATAGCGCTATCGACGTACTCGCACGCAGGTCGGCATCGATTAGCTTCTCAATCTCATTACAGAGATTGACGGATAACCCAAGCTGGGCCTGGATCGTCTCACGATCACTCCAATCAATGGAGCAAAGTGAGGTGATACCAAGCAAGTCAAACTTGATAGCATCAGCTCGTCCAACCATGTCAGGATTTAATAATCCAGCAAGGTTGAGACTAAAAGAGAAAGAGGGGCGACGACCTTTCCAAAGCGTGGTAAGGTATACCCAAAAGCCAGGTGAAATCAGTATCAAGGGTAAAGAGAATAACCCTGTGACTAGTCCTCCGTGGAGGATCGGCCGCTCCGCCCAATGATGGGAGAAGTAGGTTAGATTCTCTATAGCAGTTCTAGATTTGTTGGCCATCTCACGTTCAACCAATGCCTTGAAGGCAAGGATGACGTAACCGATGGCAGAACTCATCGGGAGCCGCGCAACGGATTCGAACCAACTCTCGGCAAAAGCCGCCAGTTGGCGTCCGTTACGAAGCAGCCCCGATGGGCCAACAATAGTCACATACAGCATCATCATAAAAGTAGGTGTGACCGATGGTCGTACCTTCTTAAGTGATGCTACTGCATTCTCAACTTGCTTCGGAAAAGCGATCCAACCGCGCTCGAAGAGGTGAATGACCAGAACAGGGAACAAGTAGAGATTTCGGAAGGTGGACAGGAGCAATCCTGGACCAACCGCCGATAACTCTCCTCGGGTTCCACTTACCCAACGCTTAGCGAATTCGATGAGACCAACCTCCGAGCAAATAGATTTGCTCAGGTTAATTGGAACTCCTAAATGTCGCATCAGCGCCTGATAATGGTCCGCTACTGCCCTATCCGCAATGACTAAATCGTCACCAAGGATAGCATAGTAGGGGAACCAAGTAGTCCATCCCGCACGCATAGCAGCTAGCTGAACAATCACATGGTGACTGAGAGCCAGCATCGCCCAAGAGCTTAGCGCTCCTATCGGTTGCCCGACTGCGTACCGGACAGGTTTACCCTGGAACCACCAGTCTCGATCTAACAACCCCTTCCAAGTTCGAGCAAATCGTTCTCCAAAAAGAATCGATAAAACTT